AAATACACTAGAAGATAAAGACAATCAAATTATATTGTCGGGTACTGCTTACTATGACTTTAACCACTTCGCTACATATTGGAAAAGATGGAAGTCTATAATTAACAGCAAAGGAGACCCAAGTAAACTTAGAGATGTGTTTGGCGGGGAAGATGCTCCAGAAAACTTCGACTGGACAGAGTATTCCATAATGAGAATTCCATACGAGCTACTTCCACAGGGTTTCATGGACGCTTCACAGGTGGCTAGATCTAAGGCTACGGTTCATGCCGGTATCTATCAAATGGAGTTCGGGGCGGTGTTCACGCGAGACTCAGAGGGGTTTTTCAAAAGATCCCTAATAGAATCGTGCGTGACGGACGAAAGATACGAAAACAAAACGCCCATAAAAGAAAAAGACGGGACTCACATATGTTTCAACGCTCAGTTACACGGATCTAAAGACAAGAGATACATATTCGGTGTTGACCCAGCTTCGGAAGTAGACAATTTTAGTATCATAGTCTTAGAGTTTAATCCAGACCACAGAAGAATAGTTCACTGTTGGACGACAACTAGATCTGAACATAGAGAGAAGGTAAAGAAAGGCTATTCCACAGAGACTGACTTTTACTCTTATTGCGCAAGAAAAATAAGAGACCTAATGAAATTATTTCCCTGTATACACATAGCTATGGATGCTCAGGGTGGAGGAATCGCGGTAATGGAGTCTTTGCATGACAAGGACAAGATAAAAGAAGGCGAGACAGCAATATGGCCTGTTATAGACGAAGATAAGCCCAAGGACACAGATGACGAAAGGGGACTTCACATATTAGAAATGTGTCAATTTGCTAAGTACGACTGGCTAGCAGAAGCAAATCACGGCCTTAGAAAAGACCTTGAAGACAAAGCCCTTCTGTTTCCAATGTTTGATCCAGTAAGCCTAGGTTTAGCAAACGTAGACGATGGAATGAGAGGCAGAATGTATGACACACTAGAAGAGTGTGTAATGGACATTGAGGAACTTAAAGACGAACTTTCTATGATTCAGATGACCCAAACTGCATCCGGTAGGGACAGGTGGGACACTCCAGAGGTAATCGTGGCAGCAGGCAAGAAAAGTAAAATGAGAAAAGACCGTTACTCTGCTCTTATTATGGCAAATATGTCCGCAAGAGTCTTAGCTAGACTACCAGTTCCAGAAGAATATAAGTTCTTTGGAGGTTTTGCTTCATCTCTTCCTAAAGACTCAAAACAAAAAGAAAACAAAAATCTTTATTCTGGCCCAGCATGGTTTACTGATACTATGGGCGATGTGTATTAATTGTGTATAATAATATAACAATTGAATTACAATCCAATTACCCAAAAGGTAAACGATGAACGAAGACAAATCTCTTATAACGTGGGAAGATTCAGAGACAAGTAGAGCCTCTGCTTTTGAAAGGTTTTCCGAAGCTGGAGAATCTTACGGAGGGGTAACTAAGGGTAGTTACTATAGAGATTTTAAGGATCTAGAAACAAATAGATCATCAAGACCGGGCTTCACGTCTAGCGATTACTACGCTTTTAGACCAGAAGAAAAGGTTCCCCAAAAACAAAAACAAATAATTAGAATGTGCATGTCTGCCTACGATAAGGTTGGAATCATTCGCAATGTAATTGATTTGATGGGAGACTTCACTTGCCAAGGTATAAACATAGTTCATGAAAATAAAAGTGTTGAAAAGTTCTATCAGCAATGGTTCAAGAAGGTTGCAGGCAAAGAAAGATCAGAAAGATTTGCAAACCTTTTCTACAGAAGCGGTCAATCTGTAGTCTACAGGAGCTACGCCAACATAACACCAGAGGTTACAAAATACATCAAGTCGATGGGCAGAGATATTACTGTCGAAGTTCCAAACTTTGAAAAGAGTGAAATCCCTTGGAGGTATAATTTCTTCAATCCTCTGAGTCTAGATATAAAAAATAGCAAAGTGGATTTATTTTTAGGAAGAAAAAACTTTGAAATATCAACAGAAACTATGGTTGACAATTTCAAAGATGGCTCAATTCCAAGCAAGATGCTGGAAACATTACCTAAGAATATTAGACAGAACATAGAGAACGGACAAAGGAGAATAACCTTAGATCCAGAAAGACTTTCTATTTTCTATTATAAAAAAGACGATTGGACGAACTGGGCAAACCCACTAATCTATGCGATCCTCGATGACATTATAATGTTGGAAAAGATGCGACTCGCAGATCTGTCAGCTTTGGATGGGGCTATTTCTAACATTAGGCTGTGGACTCTTGGTAATCTAGACCACAAAATCTTACCAAACAAGGCCGCCATCAACAAGCTTAGAGATATACTTGCAAGTAATGTTGGCGGAGGAACTATGGAGTTAGTGTGGGGTCCAGAGCTTTCCTACACTGAGTCAAACAGCCAAGTTTACAAGTTCTTAGGTTCTGAGAAGTACAATTCAGTACTAAACAGTATCTATGCTGGTCTTGGTGTTCCTCCAACCCTAACTGGAATGGCTGGAAACGGAGGGGGGTTTACCAATAATTTCATATCTTTAAAGACAATGGTAGAGAGGTTACAGTACGGTAGAGACAACCTAACTAAATTCTGGGAGCAAGAGTGCGAGATCGTAAGAAAGGCTATGGGTTTCAGAAAATCTCCCCACATCGTTTACGACCAAATGAGCCTATCAGACGAGGCTAGCGAAAAGAATCTACTCATACAGCTTGCAGATAGAGACATAATATCTCATGAAACTGTACTGGAAAGATTTAAAGAAATACCAGGTGTTGAAAAAATGAGATTAAAAAGAGAAGACAAGGCTAGAGATAAAGAAAATCTCCCAGAAAAAGCCAGCCCTTTCCATAACCCTAACCATAATCAAGATCTTGAAAAAATAGACAAACAGGGTGAGATAAACGAAAAGATCGCAGATAAAAAAGATTCAAATAAGCCCGTCAATCCAAACGGAAGACCCCCAGCAAAACTAGACGAGGGACCAAGAAAGAAAAGGGTAGACACACCTAAATCAAAACCCGGCGTTGCTGAATTTTTAGTCTGGACGGAAAACTCTTACGACAAGATTTCATCTATTGCTAACAAGGGATACTTAGCAATTAAAAACAAATCAACAATGAGAGAGCTTACAAGATTAGAAGCGGCAGAGCTAGAGTCCTTAAAACTAGATGTCTTGTCTAATGTTGAGCCTATGAGCGATTTTGATGAAAGAGATATTGCCAAGATTATAGGGTCTACCAAGAAAATGCCAAAAACTCTTTCAGAAAAACTTAAAAAAGAAAAAATAAACATAGTAGACATGAATATGCTAACTTATAAAAGACACGCTGTTTCTTCGTATATAGAGCATTTTCTACCCAGTTAGAACTTGTTTTATTAAAAATAAATAAAATTCGTGTATAATTCATAGAGGCAAAAATGAAAAAAAACATAAAAGTATTCCAAAAAGAAATAAACGACGGCATTGGCGAACTCGTTAAGAGTACCGCCAGTGTTGCGTATTGTTCTGAGGCTACTGTTAAAAAAGGCGAACTAGCGGTTGCTAAACAGGTGATCTCTAACGCAGACGTTCTTGAAAGGGTGGTTGCAGAAAACAAAGACCAAGCAGACCTATATTATTTAGAGTCGGTTTTGGTTTCCTGTGGTTGGAACAAAAACGACGATGTGTTCATGCCAGAGGCAACTTGGGCAGCACGTAGAACTCCAGAAGATAAACAGTTTAACTTTATGCACGATGAGAATGATATTATCGGGCATATTACTGGTAGTTATGTCTTAGGTAAAGATGGCAAAGCTGTTTCTGACGAACAGGAAATGCCAGAAGACTTCGATATAATTACTCAAGCGGTTCTTTATAATAGCTGGACGAATGAAGAAAACAGAGAAAGAATGACAAAAATTCTTTCTGACATAGAAGAAGGCAAATGGTACGTTTCTATGGAATGTCTATTTGCAGGATTTGATTACGCGCTATCAAACGAAGATGGAAACAAGAAAATATTAGCAAGAGACGAAGAGTCTGCTTTTCTAACAAAACATCTAAGATCTTACGGCGGGACCGGAGAATACGAGGGATATAAAATTGGCAGAGCGCTAAGAAATATCTCTTTCTCAGGTAAAGGTCTAGTCTCAAAACCCGCTAACCCAAGAAGTATTATTTTAAAAAGCGTAGCTTTTACTTTAGATGACGAAACTAATTTCGATGTAGGAGAATTTAACATGTCAGATAACTTACTTGAAAAGCAGTTGGCGGAAGTTCGTGAAGAACTTGCTACTGCTAAATCTGAAAACGAGGCGATTAAAGCTCAAATCGAAGAAGCAAAAGATAAAGAGTTTGCTTCCAAGGTAGAGGCTTTTGAGTCAACCGTAGAAGAAAAAGATGGAAGCATTGCAGAACTTGAAGAAAGCATCAAAAGCTCTCAAGCTCGCGTTGCTGAACTAGAGGATGCGTTGGCAAAATCTCAAGAAGAACTCACCGTTGCCATGAAAGACATGGACGCGATGAAGAAAAAAGAGAAATTGGAAAAACGCAAAGCAGGTCTTGTAGAGGCTGGCTTGACCGAAGAAGAGGTCGTTGAATCTCTCGCTAATTTCGACTCTCTTGAAGATGAAGCTTTTGAGGCTGTTGTCGCCTTGATGAAAAAGAAAGACGAGAAGAAGAAAGAAGCAGAAGCTGCTTTACCCCCAGCTCTTAAAGAGGCCATCGAAAAGAAGAAGAACAAAGAAGGTAAAGACAAAGAAGCAGATGCAAAGCCTAAAGCTGGTGAAGCAGAAGCAGAAGTCACTCCAGAACTTCTTGAAGAAGTTCAAACAACAGAGGCAACTCTCGTTGTCCCCGAAGAAGAAGAAGTTAACACAACAAGAGCTAGCATCGAAAACTGGCTTGAAAACAACGTCCTTACTAAAGTTAAATAAACAGGAGATTAACTATGGCTCTTAAAGCAGATAGATATGAAGAATCAACTGACATCAGTCATTTCTACAATGAAGGTGTTGCAACTCGCGGAGGCTTGGTTGTCTTAGATGCTGCTCTTGCATCTGGAGCTGCTATGGATCAAGGTGTAAACCTTGTTAAATACGCTCAAGCAACAGCTACCGACGTTCCCGTTGGAGTTCTTCTCAACGATGTGGTCAACAAAGACCTCACAAGAACACACCTTAATCAATATAAAGATGAGGTCCAGAAAGGTGGAAAAGTCACCGTTCTTACTCGCGGTTGGGTTGTTACTAACAACATTACTGGCAATCCTAGTCCCGGTGACGTAGCTTACCTAGACGAAACGACTGCTGGAAACGTTGTAAACGGAACCGACCTTGGCGCTACATCTGGAGCAATGGCTGTTGGTCGATTTATGACTAACCAAGATTCAGATGGCTATGCCAAACTTTACGTAAACCTTCCTAACCTCGGTTAATAAATAAACAGGAGATAAGATATGACTCATAAAGAAAGACCAAGTGAAGAATTTTTAAACGTTCTTCGCCAATCAGGGGACGGAAACTTGGAGGTTGCGCAGGCAGCTCAAAGAGAATTCGCCGTAGCTCTGGAGACACCACTTCGCAAAGGCGTTTTGGTTGGTAACATTCTCGGTAACATTTTCGAGAAAATTAGTGTAGAGCCGGGTGGAAGCACAGAGTATCCACTTGACTTGATTAGTCCGGGACTTGAGGGCGAGCATGTTGCTTACACCAATCCCGGTCACGGTCGTATTCCTGAGCGCGCGGTTGAGAGTGACTACGTTACGATTCCAACCTACAGCATCACAAGCTCGATTGATTTCTTGCTTCGATATGCTCGCGAAGCACGTTGGGATATTGCTGGTCGCGCCATGCAGGTAATGGAAGCTGGCTTTACTAAAAAGATGAACGATGACGGATGGCACACACTGCTTGCTGCTGGCGTTGATCGCAACATCTTGGTTTACGATGGTGATGCAACCGCTGGCATGTTCTCCAAGAGAATCGTCAGCTTGATGCAAACTGTTATGCGCCGTAACTCCGGTGGAAACACAGCTTCGGCAAACAGAGGCCGCTTGTCGGACCTTTACGTTTCACCAGAAGCACTTGAAGATGTGCGCAACTGGGGACTGGATCAGATTCCAGATTCCGTAAGAGCCAACATCTACAACGCAACGGGCGAAGGTCCAGTCACCAACATCTTTGGTGTAAACCTTCACGATCTTGATGAGCTTGGCGAAGGTCAAGACTATCAGAACTTCTATACCAATGCTCTTGGTGGAGCCGTTCAAGCAAGTGACCTTGAGCTTGTTATCGGTTTAGACCAAGGCCCAAGCGATAGCTTTATCATGCCAATGAAGCAAGATATCTCTATCCACGAAGACCCAACCATGCATCGCCAACAGAGAGCTGGCTGGTACGGCTTTGCTGAACTTGGCTTTGGTGTTCTTGATAATCGTAGGATCATCTTGGGCAGCTTCTAATTTATATTAGATTGTATATTATTCGAGAAAGGCGGCTCAATTGAGTCGCCTTTCTTTTTATACCTTCTGTCTATAAATGTGTATAATACTACATACATGTATAATCTAGGATTTATTCAAGGAGTCTAAAATGGCTAATATGTCAGATTATCTAGAATCTGGACTGCTGCACCATGTGTTCCGTGGTGAAAGCTTTGCAAAACCCACAGGTATGGCTATAGCCCTAACCAGTGGTGTTCCCGTAGAATCTGGGAACGCTTTTAATTTACTGGGAAGACCAGATGGAACTAACAAAGGGTTTCTTCCAGAAATACCCAGTGGAGATCCGTCTTTAGGTGATACGGGGTACGCTAGAGTAAACTTAAATCCACCAGACACTCACGGCAATGCGACCTGGAAGTTTGCTACAGACGAAGAGTTTGCTGTCGGTAGTGGATTCATCAAAAATTGCAATACAATATACTTTGGAACTGCCCTTACAGAATGGGGATGGGTTTCTGGAATAGCGCTATGCGACGACCAACAGTGGGGTTCTGGCGCGCTGATAATGCAATCTGCTCTAGATAATCCTAGGTACGTATACAAAGGAGACTCACTAAAGTTTGATGCGGGTCAGTTAAGAATTCAATTTAAATAAGGTTAAAAATGACATCTCTTTCCAGATCAGAGTTTACCAGCTTTATAGAAACAACTCTTCCAGACAATTCCAGCAGAGAGATTTCTGCGTCTGATTTGAGATCTAGCTTTTTAAACTTAGCAGACTCTCTAGACCTATTTAACAATGACGTTCAAATAGTTTCTTTAAACGTGGGAACTATAGATACAAGGAGCGTTTACGCTGGAGACGAGTCTCTTATTAGAAAAAATTCTAATGGATTTGCATCCGAAGACAACACAGCGGTAGGTCATGCATCCCTACAGTTTAGCTACACCGCTTCTAGAAACACAGGTCTTGGTTCATACGCCCTTTCCTGTAATTCTATGGGCAGCGATAACGTTGGAGTAGGTGTAAATTCTGTTGGAGGTACAACGACTGGATCTGGAAATATTGGCGTAGGCAACTACACGTTAATGTCCAATAAGACCGGCAACTTTAACATTGCTGTTGGTCACGGAGCTGGGTATCTTTCAGAAACAGATGACGAGTTTAAGTTTTATCTAGGTGTTTACCCAGACGCTAGCGGAGACTGCGACACTTCTCACGTTGGTTTAAACAAATCTCCTCTTTTATATGGAGATTTAAAAACATTACAACTGGCTATTGGTGCTTCTGGATTTAGAGGCTCTGAAAAACTTGCTGTTTCTGGCGATATTATACCTTATGAATCTGGCGTTAATTTTAGCTTAGGTTCTGGAGAATACAGATGGAACGCTCACGTAGAAGATCTCTACATCAGCGGAAGTGTTATATCTCAAACTCCACTGCATCAACTATATATTTCTGATGGAGAGTCTGCTGCTGACCTCATAGCTAGCGCAGAGACTGTTACGGTTAGCGGTATTAGCGGTATAAAAACAGACTACGACGCATCTTCTAATCTAATGAAGGTTTCGGCTCACCCCGTATCAGGATGGGCAAAAAACACCATAGAGCATTATGCCGACGTAAGTGGAGTTGCCGTTAGTGGCTGGAGTAGGGCTTACACTGACGCGGTTGCCGCCGCTGCTGGATCGTTTACAAAATGGATAGTAGCGGACCAAGAGGGCAATTCAGAAGATGTCACGAACAATACCACTGTTTTGTTTAGCGGCATAAGCGGAATAGCTTCTGAATATGATCAGTCTTCAAACATAATGAAAATTTCTTCACATCCTATCTCTGGATGGGCGCAAAACACAATAGAAAATTATGCTAATTCAAGTGGAGTTGCGGTTAGCGGTTGGAGTAAATCCTACACTGACTCTAATACCGTAGACGTTAGCGGCTTTGCTCTATTCAAAATGATAGAAAAAGATGCGATTCTAAATGGAAGTATGATAACCAGAGACTCTGCCGTTAGCGGCTGGGCTGACTCTACTATTTTACGTTATGCGAATATAAGTGGAGTTGCAATAAGTGGTTGGACAACGAGCGTTAGCGGATATTTTGAAGACAATTTTGTAAAGAGTATAGCCGGTGGGACTTACTCAAAATGGATCATGACGGATGGTGAGAACAGTAAGGATGTTGAAAACCTGCAAACTATTGAGTTTAGTGGGATCTCTGGTATAAGTACTAATTTTAGATTAGACAATGCACAGCTAGAAATTTCTGCGGAACCTTTGTCTGGATGGGTAGGCTACAATCTTATATCCATATCTGGTGACAATGGTTTAATAGACACAAAAATAGCAACAGCAGATAATGCTATAAGGTCTGACCTTGACGCACAAATAGCCGTAATTCACAGCCAAGAAGGGCTTAGTGGTACACTATATTACACCATCACCAATGCTAGCGGCAATTTACAATCACAAATAATAAACAACGACCTAAGAGCTAGTGGTTTCATAGAGAGTCTAAGCGGCTTGATGGACTACGACTTTTATAACGAGCTAGGTATTAACCACAGGGTTAGCGGCTGGAATAAAACGTACACAGACGATCAAATTCAACAGCTAACACTAGACGTAGCCGAAGATAACTATGGTCATTGGAAAATTTCAGACGGCGTAAACTCTAAAGTTATAGATGCTAGATCTTCCGTTAATTTCTTTGGCGACAATGGACTAGAAACAACAGCTACCGGCTCAGATTCTCCTTACTCTTTAACTATTGACGCTGCCCCAATATCAGGATACTTAGAAGGGTTATCCGCTTCTATAACCGGAACTCAGGGGTGCTTTGAAACTAAAATTCAAGCCGTTAGCGGCTGGGCTGATTATAACCAGAATTACATATCAGGAGTAAACGGTCTTGCTAGTGGCGCTATCACAACAGAAAAGATTGCTTTAAGTGGATGGACTAGCTATAAACTTAATGCTATCTCTGGAGTTGACGGAACTGTAGACCAAGCGATAGATTCCGCTAGTGGCTGGAACAAGTTCTACACAGACCAAGAGATTACAGCTCTAACCTTAGCCAGTGACTCATACGTTGCTTGGACAATTAGCGACGGAACAACCACAAAAAATATATCTTCATTACAAGAAACACAATTCTTGGGCGTCTCTGGCATAGACACTTTCACCAAGACGGGCGGATCGAGCGGTATTTACATATCAGCAAAACCTCTCTCTGGCGTTTTAAGGTCTATAATAACAAACACAGGTCAGGCAGCGATCAGTGAAGCTTACTCTACGGCTATTTCATACGCAAATAATCAAGATTTAATTTCGTCTGGTTGGGCGCAGTCTACTTTTACGTCAAACGACTCTAGGGCCAGCGGCCTGATTTCTGTAAACGACGCTAGAACAAGCGGACTCATTGCAGTAAACGACGCTAGAGCCAGCGGATTAGTTTCATTAACTAGCGGTAACTTGACATCACTGCTGTCAACCTCCGCTGGTAGCGGATTAGTTAAAATCGGACAAGAGTTTAACACTTCTGGTAGTGGTAATTTTGAGAGAGTTATACTAAACAAAAACGGTACACATCCTAGCGGACAGGTGGTTGCTGACAGTGGTTTTTATCACGACATAGTTAACAGTAGTGGATTCTTGACGGTTCCCGTCTACAGTAAGTTTGAAGACGTTAAATCGCAGATAAACCCAGTGTCTAACAGTGGAGCTATCGCTTTCGCCGGAGGACAAGTAAGAGTCTCTAACGGACTTCGTTGGCACAAACCTCCTGTCATAGAGGGTTTCATGCAAGATGACTTACTAGCCCCCACAGACTACTTAAATCCTACTAGCGGTAGAATAGTGACAAGAAACGAAAATTTCCTCGCCTCTGACGTATACTATGTTACAAATAGAGACCACACGTTCGCGGCCAGTGGCGGGTACTACCTAATGGCGATGCTTGTAAACAATGAATACAGGCCAACTTGGAGTACATGCTCCGGTTGTCCTGCCTGCTAGGAGATTAAAAATGGGAAGATCAGGTGGATGCTGCCTGCCAGCTAACTGTACAGCGCCTCCGTGTCCCAGTGGTAGCTGTTGCTATGTGGACACAAGTAAAAACAATTCTGTTGACACTTTCAGCATAGATAATAGTGTAAACTATTCTAACTGCGAAGAAGATGTTACTGAAAACTGCTGTTTAGCAAAACCGTTTTCTATTTTTAACAAAGGGGCTGCCTGCGGAGAGACTCTTCTTTGCGACGATCAATCTAGCGTTGCGATGCCCTTCGTGGCTAACACAGACAAAGCTTTTGCTCTTTTAAAGCAAGACGGTTCAGTATTCTGCTGGGGAGACCTAGAAGAAGGTGGACGGACTCCTTACGCCTTAGCTTATCCTCAGACTGCTTACACTATAAGTATATTTTCTAACCCCGTTGCTTTTGTTGGACTTAGAAAAGACTCTTCTGCGGTTGCTTGGGGACACTCAACAAAAGGCGGCTCGCCTAGTATTGATCTGGTAGACATAAAACATATAGTTGGTTCTGCTGGAGCTTTTGCTGCCATAAAAACAGACGGAACAGTAATTGCTTGGGGAGAGGCGGAATACGGTGGTTCTATACCGTCTTCTATATCTAGCCTTCTTGTTAATATAGTTGAAATAGTTTCTACAGATAAATATTTCGCCGCTAGAAACAAAGACGGCAGGATATACATATGGGGCAATGGAGAAAAAGCTTATGACAAGCGAGACGTAAATAAGAGTGGCTCTGTAACAACCCTAGACTCACTCCAAATACTCAATCATCTAGAAAGAAACGATCCATATCGCTCATCCTACGACGTTAATAGGAATGGAAGCGTTACATCTCTTGATGTTCTACAGATTACAAACTACCTAGCCTTAGAGTCGCCTACTTATGACTCTGGTTTTACTGGTATAATCAAAGTATATGCTAATAAAAACGCATTTGCTTTCCTAAATCAAGATAAAAATGTTTATGTTTGGGGAGACGAAGATAAGGGTGGAGATACTAAAACCAAGCAGCAAGACCTAACTAACGTTAAGCAAATATATAATACAGATGAAGCTTTCCTAGCTCTTAGGCAAGACGGAAAGATAGTTGTTTGGGGAGAGATAGATACGGATGCAGGTCCAACCTCAGATTTTTATGATGAAGTCTTAGATGTATATCCATCTAAATACGCTTTTGGATTATCTTATCTAAAAGCCAACCACAACTCATACATAATTAATGGGCAGGTTTTCATAGAAACTACCTCTTGGATTATAAGACAATCTTTCTCTGTGATAGGTTCTATTGTTAGAGGTAAGCCAAACTTAGCAGAGACTGTTTCAAATGTTTCTGGTCCCGGTTCTCTAGGTGACTCGTCTGGACCTCAAGACAGATTTAGTTTTGAGTATGAAAGAGTATACTCACTCCTTCCTCTTTTATCCGATCAATTTCAAGCCTCTAAGATTAAAAAAGATTTTTACGCTAGTAACTATGCGTTTCATTTTAATTACAAGGTTGGTTTAGCCTTGGTTGGGAATAGCCCAGATGACCAACATGACTCTCACACCTTGAAGTACACAGGAAAGAGAGGAAGCATAGAAAGCGATAACTATAAACTAGTTAAAGCCCCTACAACGAGTAACGCTAGGATTAAAAACGCTAAAAACTATGCTTTCACATCAAGGGCTACCGCCTTTTTGGTGACAGGAGACACTGGAGGTCAAAGAGCAGGTAGGTTCAGAGAAGGTCTTTTTTATCACCCTGACTACATCGTGAGCATCGGCCACATAGGTTACGGTGGGCTTGGAAGTTCTTTTCTTAGCCAGAACTCCTATATAAACCCCATTAGAAATAAAGGGCAGTTTGTTGGAATTTTTAGCAATAAATATGCATTTTGCGCAATCAGATTTTTAAACAAAGACGAAAACACAGGTTTACCAATTGACCCCACTTTCGAGATAATTAACTGGGGCTGGGACGTTTACGGAGGTAGAGAGGTTTATACAAGTCAAGTTCCTAACGCTTTTTCTAGTACCTCTGACTTAAAAGTTACTTACCAAGGATGCCACTCAGACTTCTGTAGTCAGGATTTTTAATGAAAAAACTATCAATAGGAATAGCGCACCACAATGATTTTAGCGGCGCGTGGTTTACAATTCAGGATATAAGAAAAGAACTAATATTTAACGGAAGGAAAGATTTATTATGGAAGATAGAGTTTGTAATTGTTGAGAACGACGCTGACTCAGAACACGCTGATTCATTGAAAGATTTTTGCATCAAGAATCTAGCAAAAGATAAATCTCTTTCCTATAACATATGCAGGATAGAAGGAACGGCTGTATCCAGAAATACAATTATTGAAAATGCAAATGGCGATTTTGTTTTAGTTTTAGATTGCCATGTATTACTTTGTCCAACATTGAATGTTATAGACAAGTTAATAAACTTTATAGAAAGCAATCCAGATGATGATAACATTTACTGCGGCCCTCTTGTTGGTGATGACGGCGATTCTATTTACACGCACTTTACAAACGAGTGGTCTGGTAGCAACCTAGGAAAATGGGCCTTAGCTTGGCAGTGTGAGTGTGAAGATTATCATTTTGAAATTGATAAAGAATTAGAAGAGATAAAAGATTTAGTAACAGGAGAGAGGCGTCAACGTTGCCCCAAATGCGACTTAGATTACTCCGAGGGCGCATATGTGGTAGTTCATGAAAAAAAATGCAAAGCTTGCGGTCACACAGAAACTCCTCCGTTTGAAATTGGCTCTCAAGGGTTAGGATGTTTTCTCGTCAAAAAAGACTCTTGGCTTGGTTTTAATGAACACGCGAGAGGGTTTGGTGGAGAAGAGTATTACATACATGAAAAGTACAGAAAAAACAATAGAAAAGCGATGTGCCTTCCCTTCATGAGATGGATGCATAGGTTTGATAGACCAGACGGAATAGAATACAGTCTTGTATTAGAACATATCGTTAGGAACTATGTACTAGAATTTATAGAGTTAAATTTAGACTTATCTTTAATTTACGATCACTTTGTTAAACAAAACAACTTCGACGAAACAGTGTATAATAGTTTTGTAAGAGAAGCAAAATATCTATACAATAGGGAATAGAAATGTCACTCATAATAGCAGATAGAGTTAAAGAAACCACCGCGACTCAGGGGACTGGAACGGTCACTCTTAGTGGAGCTACGTTTGGCGGTTTTCAATCTTTTTCTAGCGCTATTGGCGACGGTAACACTACGTACTATTGTATTCAAAACGAGAGCAATTTTGAAATTGGTTTGGGAACATACTCGTCTGGAACTCTCAGTAGAGACACTGTAATAAAAAGCTCTAATTCAGGCAGTAAAATATCTATAACCGGCGCTGCTATAGTCTTTTGTGTCATTCCCGCAGACAAACTTTTATACAAAGATGAGTCAGGCAACCTTACGATAACGGGTGATTTGCTTATAGACGATCTTACCGTAGACTATATAGTAGCTAATAGCGGAGATTTTAACGGACCTGTTTCTACACATAAGCTTTCTTCTACAGATATTTTTGCTGACAACATCGTTTGCGACGGAGACCTTGGGGTTAGTGGTCTGCTTACTTTAAGAAGAGAGTCCGCAGGTAATTTTTTCCACGCTTACATTGATGACTCAAACGACAGAACAATATCCTTGCACTCTGACGGAGTGTCTCCCGTTTGGAAGCTAGGATTAAAAAACTCTCCTTCTAGTGAAACAGCCGCTCCTAATTACGGATATGTTTCTGCGGGTGATAGTTATTTAGCTTTGGTTGGAAGTGACGACAACAAGATAACGTTGTCTAACGCCAGCCCTTTCTGTGTGACCCACCAAGGCATAAATATAATAAACGCCCACTACATGACGGGCGTTCATTTAAACTCCATAAGTAGTTCTTATCCGGCCCTTGTGGTAAATGGTGGAGCAGCTTTATCTGCAAACATACAAGAATGGAACTCTTACGGAGGAACAGTACTTTCTGTTGTTGATAACGACGGCAGTTTTGGAATAGGAAACAATAACCCCTCTTATCAACTAGATGTAACAGGTACAGGTAGTTTTAGCCAAGCTGTAAGGTTTGGTGACGGCTCAATTCAAACAACGGCAGCAATACCTTACTCAAGTGGATCTTTAATAGATCAAAACACAGAAAGCATTGTTAGCAACAGTGGCTATTTTCAATCTTATGTTGACGCTAGAGATATTGCTATTAGCGGCTGGTCGCAGAGTTACACGAACAGTGTTAGTGGTAATCTACAGTCTCAGTTAAACGCAAACGTATCAAACACTTCTTCTGTTTCTGGCTATTTTGAATCAAGAGCAGACACCACTGACTCCAGCTTAATATCTACCTCTGGTTACTTTGAGTCTCGCGTAGACTCTGCCGATTCTAATACTACAGCAACCTCTGGTTACTTTGAGTCTCGCGTAGATGTTGCGGATTCTAACACTACAGCAACCTCTGGTTACTTTGAGTCTCGCGTAGATGTTGCGGATTCTAGCGTTACTGCTAATTCTGGTTACTTTGAGTCTCGCGTAGACGCTACGGATTCTAGCGTTACTGCTAATTCTGGCTACTTTGAGTCAAGAGCCGATACAGTAGACAGCAATTTAAGTACGGTGTCTGGACTTCTAACACCTAGCGGAGAGAGTTTTGATTTTTCTGCTAATACTTTAACATATAATAATAGTGATGGCGGTAGTTTTACGGCAGATTTATCTAGTTTGTCTACTTTTGATACGAGTGGAGTTAGCTTAGGTTATTCGGCAGGAACCCTTACTTATACAAACAATGCCGGTGGAACCTTTGGTGTAGACCTATCTTCTATCAGTGGAGATGTTTACTCCATGATTGTAGGTAGCGCTCCCGATACATTAAATACGCTAGATGAAATTGCAGCAGCTCTTAACGACGACGACAACATAGCGACTACCCTAACGACTTTAATATCTATCACTAGCGGTAATTTACAGTCGCAGACTACAAGTAATGATGCTGATATATCACAATTAAATGTGAATATAGCAACTGTTTCTGGGCTACTTTACGACGACGCTGCTATTTCTGGGTATTTTGAGTCTAGAGCAGACTCTGCGGAGTCTGACATAGCAACCGTGTCTGGATTATTATACAGTGACGCCTCTCTGTCTGGGTATTTTGAAGGTCGAGTTGATTCCAATGAAACTAACATAGCAACCAACGTTGCCAATATAAATACGGTTTCTGGGTTGCTGTATAACGACTCTGCCATATCTGGTTATTTTGAGTCTAGATCGGACGAGTCTGACGCTAACAACTCCGTTGTGTCTGGGTTACTTTACAACTACTGGACGGTTTCCGATGGTGTCAACTCTGAGAATATACTGGCTAATCAACAGGTTACTTTTAGTGGAGTTGATGGGACCGATGTTTCATACGACGTTAGTTCAAATACCGTCGCGATTAGCGGTGGAGGTGGAGGTGGAGGCAGTTCTACAGGTATTCCTAGTGGGGTTGGATTCTTTGATGATAGTGGCAGTATAAGTGGTAATAATACATTTATATATGACGGTCAAGACATAAAAGTTAGCGGTGCTATATTTTCTAGCGGCGAACGAGTTATTACTAGCGATGAGATATTTCATATAAAGCAGTTAACTCAAGCCGAGTATGATTCATTAACTCCCGAATCTGCTACATTTTACATTATAACAGATGCAGCGTCTTCATCCGTAGTTCAGCCGTATAGAGAAGTTTCTTCTGATGCAACCGCACTCAGTACAGACTATACGATTAATGCTACGACTTCTTTAGTTTTAACTTTACCTACGGCGATTGGAAACGAGGGGCTTTTGTATAATATTAAAAACACGGGGACCGGCAACGTCGTAGTAAGCGGGGTTAGCAGTCAAACCATAGATAGTCAACCTTCATTCGAGATTAGCACCCAATACCAATCTATTAAAGTGCAGTCAACTAACTCTAATTGGATTATCATATAATGGCGGTTATAAAAGTAGGAAATAATAATATAGGAAAAATATCGGTCATAGAACCGTATGATAACCCCTCCACAAATCCTTCTAGCTCAAGGGACTTAGATACAAGCGTAGAAAGACCTTCTGGATGGTTAGAGATGCCACCCTTACAGGATGGTGTAGTCGATGTTTTAACATACGTTCCCAGTGGAAACAAAGACTTTGGAGTAGGTGTGTTTGCTAGGAACGGCGTTTATAACAACTGTCCAACCCACATACCTATTGACTGGGGTGACGGCCATTCTGGACTTCTTTATGGAACTAGGACTGACAACGGCAATTACGCTGGAAACTTTGGTACACAGTACAAAAAATATGACTACGATTTACTGCCAGAGAACACCGAAATAGAAGTAAACGGCTGGCCCTGTCGTCAAGTCTTAATACGTATTGATGGAACCGTTAGCGGGATTACTTATTTTAACCTTGAAAAAATGGCTGGTCACCAATTTGGTAACAGTGCTGAATACGGAGAGGCAGATCATTACTACGACGAAAACAACGTAAAAGTCTATCATCCCTATAGAAATGACGGCTACACCAAAAGAAGTCAAACATCACCTATTCTAGAGATTTCTGCTAGTGGGTCCAGTATAAACGATCTTTGGATTCAAAGCTCTGACACTTCTAGAGGAAGGCTTAGAAACACCCAAAGAGTCACCTTAAATGTCGAATCATTCAATCCTTATTACCAATTTACCAACATGGGGGATTTGCGACATGTAGAATTTCCCAGCGGCGCTACTGCGGGACGGACTGATTTTAAGTACATGTTTAATGTTTGCAGTAGAATTAAAAATCTTCCGTTTTTCGACACATCGAGTGCAACTGGCCTCTACGCTATGTTTAGTAACTGTCATTCAATAGAAACCGTACCTGAATATGACTTCTCAAATGTTATTGACTTTGGACATGTGTTTCATCGTTGCGTCAGTCTAAAAGAAATACCTGAAATTGATTTTTCAAATGGTAAAAATTTTTATCAATCTTTCAGTTACAATCATAGTTTGTTAAGTATGCCCTCTGGTTTTTCTATGGCGTCGGCTACAGGTGCGTACTATACATTTTCGTATAATTACAATATGAAATATTTACCAGAACTTGATTGTCCAAATCTGACAGATATCAGAGGTATTTGCTATCAAACTAGGTCGCTAGAATCACATACGTTAAACGTTCCTTCTGCATACAATGTAGAGTATGCCTTTTATGTTTCTAGTATTAAAAAATTGACCATAAAAGCACTTGGAAGCCCAACCAGTTTCCTTAGGTTTATAAGATCTTGCTATAATTTAAAAGAAATTGACTGGAAGAACTCCTACCAAGACACAGCAAACGCTACAAATTTTCAAGAAGCTTTTGCCTACAATAATTGCATAACAAGATATCCCGAAATAAATACAGCGCTTGCGACAAATTGCAATTCTATAATGAGGGGGAATTATTTGCTGCAAAAACCTCCAGTTTTGGACTTTTCACTTACAACTGATGCTCGCCATGCGCTTAGGGACAACTATAACATGACAGAGGCCAATTTTTCAGGATTTAATAGGTGCAATGCCGAAAACATGTTCGCTTCGTGTTCGCATCTTACGCGCGTTTCTGGTATTTTTGAAGACTACGAGACAAACCCGACTTATTATAGAAGCATGTTTTATAAGTGTTATTATCTTGAAGATGTATCACATTTTGTAGTATCTGGAAGTACCAACACAAGTAGCAACAATAATCGAATGTTTTACGAATGCCAGAGGTTAAGGAATCCACCGAAAACAATCAATACTGAACGTGGATGTAGATATATGTTTGAGAGAAACTATTCAATAGAGTCTGTAGAGTATGACTTGTCTGCATCTTTAGATAATTCGGCAATGTTTAACCACGCACAAAGTTTGAAAAATGCTCATCTTTCAGGGGTTAAGGCTAGCATAGGGTTTTATCAGTGTCAGCTAGGCAGTGGTAATATAACTGAAATATTTAACGGCCTAGAAAATGTTTCAAGTGCAAGTATTGATCTAAGAGGAAATTATGGTATATATCATCTTCATCAAGACACTCTCGCAATAGCAACTAATAAGGGCTGGACAGTT